TTCATCACGTTCAAATAAAAGATCTTACAAACCTTCTAGAAGATCTTATAAATCACGCAAGTCATTTAAACGTTATATTAAACGTGCAATCGCCAAAACTGAAGAAGTTAAGCGACAACACTATGCAGGTTATAGTATTGATATTAATTCTTATATCACTGATGCAGAGTGTCATCTCATATCACCTTCACTATCTCAAGGTACTGGTCAAGGTGATCGTATTGGTAATGCTATTAACATTAAAAAAGTTATTCTTAGAATAACAGCAATTCCATTTGCAGCTGGTACATATGGTGATCTTCCACAATCTTATGATGTTTACGTTTTCCGTAATAGAACATCAAATACAGTTGCAGCAGCAGATATGGGTAGATTCCTTCAAGCTGGTAACAGCGCCACTGATTATGATGGCACAAATCTTCACTCATTATTTTCAGTTAATAATGATAAGTTCAAGCTTTTTAGACATAAGAGATTTCGTATGGGTAATGTTTTTACTACACAGAATCAAACCGGTACATCAGGTCCTAGATATAAAAACTATACACTCGATATAACTAATTGTTTTAAAAAGCGCCAACTATTTAGCGATAATCTAGCCGCAACTCCTACAAATGATAATGTATATTTAGCTATAGGCGGTAATTTTCCTACTAATGACGGTTTAGCGGGTAGTCAGCATATGGCGGATTATAATTTAAATGTAGAATATTTTTATACTGATGCTTAATTAATCAAAAAAAATTTTACACATTTCCATTAACTCTTCTTCAGATACATCGACACTAACTGGGGAAATTCGATCACATGATCTATTCTCCTCATTAATTGTTCTTTCTGTTCCTCCCCCACCCATTCCAAATTCGAAAGGATCTGTTGTGGTGACAATGGTGTCGTCAAGTAAATCTTCTTTAATAGGCATTGTACTTGTCCACCCTTCGTCTCTAGCAAGAGAGGGTATCTGTCGAATAGGTTCAATATGAAATTGAATGGCATCTCCTTCGAAGGCCTGAAATCGTCTATAATAGCTATATCCTGGCCCATATAACCACACCACCACTTTGTGTTCGACTGTTTCGGATATGCTTCTGGATTGGTATTCCATGCCCATTGGGACTTCCCACTTCCACTTGGTCCCCATAACCAAAAAATTTCTGTCTTCCAATTTCTCTGGTTTGACTTTATTAGTTGTAATTCCTTCAGACCCCTGTGGAATTTGATAAAAACTACTGGATGGGCTTCTGCAACATCCTTAATAGTACCACCGTTAGTAATAATAGAGGCAGCGTTATCTAAATCAGTTCGCTTACCTCTACCTTTAGGTCTTTCACCTTTCTCCCAAAACACACCATCTTTTTGGCAGTAATCAATACATTGTTGTGCATTACCTTGTGCAATTTCTAAATGAGGTTTACATGGACAATCATATTCATCTAAAGTATTTAAACATGCTTTGATTGATTTTTTGCTACCATGCTCAAACTCAAAATAACCTTGTAAATGAGGTGTTAAACTTTCACCAACCTCTTTACCATAACAAACGTAATTGAAACAATCAGTGTCTTCAAACCATTCAATAACTTCATCTTTGTAATTATTGATAGTAAAACAAAATCTGTAACTTCGACTCATTTTTTTAAAATAATGATTTTTCTTAAAAAATAATAAAAATGAAACTGTTTTTATTTAACACATAAAACTGAAAAATTATCCCTATTGACGTCGAAGGTTTAGCAGGCAATGTCCAAGCGCAAGGGGCCCCTAAGCCGACGCAGGAGCGAGGGGATGCGGAATGAACTGCTAAACCATAGACGTCTTATGTATAATAAATATATACTATTGACGGAAGAAGGAGCAGGCAGGCAAATTACTTACACATCAACTATGGTATGTCTCAAAGTGGGGGCCAGTATTACCCCCCACTTCGGGGCACTTTAGTGCCCTGACCTATAATCATAATTATGGCACGTAGTTCTTATAGAAGACGTTCATCACGTTCAAATAAAAGATCTTACAAACCTTCTAGAAGATCTTATAAATCACGCAAGTCATTTAAACGTTATATTAAACGTGCAATCGCCAAAACTGAAGAAGTTAAGCGACAACAC